AAACAAGATGATAACCTACCAAATATCAGACCTTATGAATCATTACTTTATTACAAGGTTGGGGACTTTGGTGCAAAGTATCAGGCAGTAATTACCGAGTGGAATGTAGACTTAAGTGGAGTAAGATTGTCAGAAGACTTGCTTAATAGTGAGATACCTGTTGACCATTCATCTTATAATGCTGCACATACTGATCCAAAGAATTCTGCACATGTGTTCAGAAGGTCAATGAGAAACCGATATAAGATTGTATACGCTACTCCTGATAATGAAACAGAATCAAGATCTGGTGGAGGTACAAAAGGAAACTCTGCATCCATTAATAACCAAGCATCAGTACGTGTTAATACCATTGCAAATGCAATAAAAACAGGAGCAGATAATAGTGTCTTAGTTAAACTTCTTAAAGTAGAAGCCGATAGCGTAACAGATAATTACTCAATAGTTGTAGGCACAGGAAGCGATGGTAATGCTACTGAGTATGGTGATGATCCCGGTGAAGACAAAGGTGTTAAGAGTAAAGGTACAGTAACAGGAAGTATGGACTCTACATCAAGTAATTCAACATTTGATGCGGAATGGACTCCTCCCTCTTCAGGAGTTGGATATGGTATAGATGACCTGATAACTGATAATAGTAGATTTAAAGTTATCCATGACCCAAATACTAGTGTAATCCACCTTAAAAATTCAACTTACCCTATTACTGTTGAGCTTACAGATGGTAAAGGTGACACCTATTCCAGAGCAGTAAATGGTAGTGATGAAGTACCTAACTTTGGTTACCTACCGGGGTCTGCAAATATTGAAACTGGTTTTGTTGCAAAGATTTCAGGAGATAAAGCATCCGGACAAGATGATTACTATGTAAGCTGGACTGGCTCAGTATGGAAAGAAGTAGTTCAACCTATGTATCCGGGTGGATTAATAATAACTGCCAATACAGACTTTAAACCACCTTATGTACTAAATAGTACCAATACATCAGCTAAATATGATGCCGCTTATGCGTTAGATGCTCTAAAAGTCTCTCGTTATATAACTATTGATAACTCAACAATGCCGATGCAACTCTTTAAGTCATTTGGTAAAGTCTATGATGGTACAACGGGACAGACAGATGCAGTATACTTTATACTAAAACCTGTAGACTGGGCTGATAGAGATGCTGGAGATACAGGAACAAATCCTTTTCCATCCTTTGCTAACTATGATCCGGTAGCTTCTCCTGATGGTATATTTACTGTTAATGATATATTCTTTCACAGGAATAGACTTGGGTTTATCTCAGACGAGAATGTAATACTTTCTGAGTCCGGTGGTTACTATAACTTCTTCCATACTACTGTATTATCCGTATTAGATACAGCAGTTATTGATGTAGCTGTCAGTAACAATCAAGTTGCTATACTCAAGTCTGCAATACCATTTCAAGAAAGCCTCATATTGTTCTCAGATCTCCAACAGTTCAAACTAACTTCTGATGCCTTCCTTACCCCTACCTCAGTAACAGTTGACGTTGCTACGAACTTTGAGACCTCTACAGACGCTAAACCTGTTCCTGCCGGTAAAACGATCTTCTTCCCATTTCAACGTGGAGCATTCTCAGGTATACGTGAGTACTTCATTAATATATCATCAGAAACAAATGATGCTAATGAGGTAACTGCACATGTTCCTGAGTTCGTGGAAGGTACAGTTAAGAAGATGGCAGTATCATCAAACGAGGAAGTACTACTTATTCTCTCAGAAACAGACAGAAGACAACTTAAAGTATACAAGTACTATTATAATGATAAAGAGAAAATGCAGTCTGCGTGGTCTACATGGAAGTTTGATTCAGAGATAATAGACATGGCTTTCATAGGTTCTGTGGCATTCTTCCTATTTAGGCGAGGAACTCAGATATACCTAGAGAAACTAAATCTCTCTGTGGATAACGCTACGAATATAATGGATGACAAAATAGGGGTTAGACTAGACAGGAGACACAGGTTAACTTCTGTAGTGTACACACTAAAGGACTACACTCCTACTCCATCTGCGGCTTGGCAAACTAGTCAGTCAGGAGGAAGTTACAATGCAGTTGGACATACTTCTAGCCAAACTTCTGGAACAGGGTCAGGTATGACTTTTAATATTACCACAGATAGCTCTGGTAATCCTACGTTTGTTATTGCCTCACAAGGATCAGGATATAACTTAGGAGAAACAATAACTATTACTGATCCCGGTAGTACCAGTACTGCAATAGTCCACCCATACCTACTCCCATACGGAGACTCTAACTATGATGAACTAACGTCTACCGAAATAAAAGTAGATGCTTCTATAGTAGCAGGATTTGGCCCACTCATTAAAGTGAAGAACTTAGATAAAGGATACTTACCAAGAGTAGATCAAACCTTCCAAAGTACAAAAAATGCTGGAGTAGTGTATAAAGTAACAGGAGTAGCAGTTGATCCAAATGACGCTACTAAGGCAGAAATACGGATAACACCTTCTATTGCTAAAGATTCTCCATGGCCTACTGATACAGTACTCACTTTTGATCCGAGAGAACCTGTATATGTTGTGGAAACTGGAGAAGAAATAGAGGCAGAAAAGGTGGTGGGTATTATGACAAGTGGTTCAACCTTTTCTAAATCAAAGGGGAATACTACTCCAGATGTATTTGCTGGTGTCCGGTACGACTTTAAATATAGATTCTCCGAGCAGTTTGTAAAGAATAATGATAACTCAATTAACTCAGGTAGATTACAAATGAGGAACTTTGAGATTTCTTATGCACACTCAGGAAACTTCTATGTAGAAGTAGCACCTAGACCTTATGATGAGTTATATCGTAAGATTAACACAAAAGCCTTCACAGCTAAAACTGTAGGGTCTCTAATTCAAGGTCAACTACAATTAGAAACTGGTGTTCTACGAGTGCCAGTCTATTGTAATAGCAAGGATGCACGTATAACAGTTAATAGTAAAGAGTGGCATCCTATAGCTCTCCAGTCTGCTGACTGGGAAGCACTACAAGTATTGAGAAGTCAAAGGATTTAATGGGATATACAGTAGATAAGGCTGAGATAAAAGACTGTCTAGAGTTAGCTCCTAAGATGAGGGAGTCTGATAAACAGGAGATATGGAGTTCAGGAAGATTTACACCTAGTGGTGCTCTCTATGAGAGTCTTCAGGTATCTAGTGAACATGCGTATTCCCTTAAACTAGATGAAGAAGTAGTTGGTATATTTGGGGTAGCTCCTTGTGATGACCAGTTAGATATAGGTGTGGTGTGGCTTATGGGTTCAGATAATATGACTACTAATAAGAAAGGGTTCTACAAAATATCCCAAGAGTATTTAAAAAAGTTTCTAAAATTATACAAAACAGTATTTAATTATGTAGATGAAAGGAACATAGGTTCCTCTAAATGGTTGGAAAGTTTAGGTTTCAAAAAACTATATAGAGAACCTGAGTTTGGGGTAGATAAAATACCATTTAATTTATATATAAAGGATAGGACAAATGTGTGATCCAGTTTCAGGTGCAATGGCAGTCATGGCAGTAATGCAGACTCAACAGCAACAACAGGCAGCTAAAGCAGAGGCAGATGCAGTCAATGCTTCCTTTGAAGAAAACAATCGTATGCAGAATGAAGCGTACACTAAGGATATGGAGGCTTATTGGGATGAGGAAGTAAATATACAAGAGGAAATGTATGAGAATGCTGAAGACGCTGCTGATGCTAAGTTAGAAATGAAAATTATGCAACAACAAGATACTGCCTCAATGATGGTTGCTAATGCCGAAACTACAGGAGGAGGACAGACCCCCCAAGCTTTATTAGGGAACCTGAGAAGGTCTCAATTAAATAGTGCAATGGACTTAGATGAGTCTTACCAAAGAGGAGTTATAGCTCTAGGTGGGGAGATAAAAGCCTTACAAAGGGATAAGGTAGCTAGAAGAAATCAAGCTATTGGAGCTATTAATGGTGCTCCTAGAGCCAGCTACCAGTCAGAAGGGTCTAAACTTATGGCTATAGGTATGGCAGGAGCAAGTGCATACGTTGGAGGACAAGCTATGCAGGGTAAGAACTTATTTGGTTCTACTTCTCCTA